TCTGAGCCAGGAGAGTTTGATACAGAATACTTTAAAACAGTAAAACTAAAATCTGAAATGGCGTGGGCAAAAAATAACCTATCTAGATACAAAAATATAGAATTAAAAAAAGGCTGGATACCAGAAGTATTTAAAGACCTTGAAGAAAAACAGTATTCATTTGTACATGTAGATGTAGATTTATACGAGCCAACAAAAGAATCAATAGAATATTTTTGGCCTAAAATAGTTTCTGGCGGAGTATTAATATGTGATGACTACGGTTCTTACAAAACAGAAGGATCTAGAAAAGCTGTAAAAGACGCTTTTGAAGATCACAATATACTTGAGCTACCTACTGGCCAAGCTATTATGTGGAAGGAGTGATACAATAATACTATGACCACTTGGATGAAAAAAGAATTTGAAGAAAGCGGATATACCGTAGAAACTCCTATTGATGGATTGCTTGTTGTTAAAAACTTTATAACGAAAGAAGACATTGAAGAATACATGGGTATAATAAATAACACCTCTGAAGAACAATGGGATAAGTGGTATACAGACCAGCTAAAGGTTTTTACAAAAGAAAAATTTGGCAGGGAAGATATAGAAAATTTAGTTAAAGAAGGTTTATACGAAGTAACATTAAACTGGAATGATAAAAACGTATCCTTCATTAACTCAGATATACATAGAAGAATAGATAAAAGATTTAATGATGTGCTTGAAAAAACCAAAGAAGGACTTTTACTAAGTGGATTTTATTTTATACAGAGAATGTATGATGGGGTACAGCTAGTATCTCATCATGATCAAAATACAGATGAATCCATACAACACGCTGGAGTTATATACATAAATAATGATTATAACGGTGGTGAAATTTTTTGGGCTAAAAAAGGATTTGAAATGAAACCAGAACCTGGAGATCTTTTACTATTTGGTGGGGATCCAGAATGGGAGCATGGAGTAAGATTTGTAACAGAAGGACCTACAAGATATGTACTTCCAGCTTTTATAAAAATACCTAACTTTTACAAAAATTAATCTTTGTTATGCTAAAGTGAGTCCCAAAATAAGAGAATCTTCTTCTCCTGAACTCATGATGTTTTCATTTTCAGAATCTGATACAAAAAACACAATTTCTTTTGGTGCAAACACTTTAGAAGAAATTCCATTTATTTTTAAGCTACCATCTAATACAATATAAGCTTTTACAACTATTGCATCTGGATCTAGCTCTAAAGAAACTGTATGAGTATGTTCAAAAGGCTCGGCGTTAGAGTAAGCCATTGTGTAATAATTTTTTATGCTTGGTAGGCTTTTTAAATCAGCTAGCTCTACAAGCTTTTCTCTTATTGCAGTTAAAGTAGGTCTTACTGGAAGTCTTGGATGAGAGTAATTAATTCTAGTTATATTAGAATGCTCAATTGTTTCTTTTTCCTCATCTGTAGCAGAATTTAGCCAATTTTTAATTTCAAGAACTTCTTCGTCTGTAATTTCAAAAGAAATAAATTTTTTTTGTGAGCTTGCAGGAAGAGTAATTACTGGTTGCTCTTCAGCATGGGTTACATCATCAAGGATTCCCATTAATTTGCAGCCTTCCAAGATTCAAGATCTGCTATGTCAGACTCTGTGCCGAAGTTTGCTACTAGATACTCTTCAGACTCTTCTAGCTTTAGATTTGCTGTTTCATAAAGCAATCCATCGTAGTTTTGATCTTCTTGGTATTTAATTGTTAGCTTGCCATCTTTTGTTGCTTCCAAGATTTCTTCGTCTGATAAAGATGGGTTTGCTTCTTTGAATTCTTTAACTAGAAAAAGATCGAACTTGTTCCAGATTGCGTTTACTCTTTCAGAGTCAATTGTACTAAAAAATCTCATCGTGTATCTCCTTTAATTTTTAAGAATAAGTATATTATACCCTACATATTCTACAGATTCAATGTCCTAAAAAGTGCGGCGAAAAGTGAGCCGAAAATTAGAGACCATAGTCCTGAATTCTTTTTAACATCGCTATATACTCGTCTAATTGCTCCTCAGTAGGCCCTATATTATTTTCTGCTGGTACTCCAGCATATACAATAAAAAGGAGGGCGGAAAGAGGAACATCATAGGCTAGCATAGTAATATTATACTCCATGTTTCACGTGAAACCAAGTAGATCTATAAATTAAAAAAAAGAAATAGTACTACAATGCCAAAGCATACAAGAAGGAATTTAGCCTTCTTAGTTTTTGGCCATTCATCTGGCACTCTTACATTATCCATATTTCCTCCAAGTAGGCCTATTGGGATTTGAACCCAAAGTCGATTGCATATAAGACAATTGCTTTAACCAGGTTAAGCTATAGGCCCTTATATTAGCCTATTATCTGATATATTATACCAAGGGTAAAAGTCATTGCAGTTATTATGGCTATAGCCAAAAGAAGTTTCACTGTTCTACCCCCGTTTTTTTAAAGTGAATATCAGAAGTCTTCATTCACCTATTTGTCTTATGTTCTTTATCTTGTTTTATAGATTTTATCTGGGGATATTAGATTTTAGGAAAGCCCCCCTACCCCCCAAATTTTTTCTTTTTGGAAAGATAGAGAAAGCAATTCCTGGAACATATATCCACAGATGTTATCTGGTACATATTGAGTTTCAGGGTAAGCCCCCCACAAAGCAAACTAAGTGTAGCATTTTACTTTTACCAAAGTCAATAGCTTATATAACAGCTATGTTGATCAAGTAGTATCTTACCATATCCCCCGCCATTTATTCTAGTTGACTGCTTTTTTAGATTTAAGAAAATGTTAATATATTTTTTACATGTATGATACACAATCTAGGCAAAACGGACATTTCGGATAGTGCGCCCATAATGAATGGTCATTTGTGACTCATCTCACACGATTTTTTTGTGATACACCTCACAATGTCCGAATTATACGCATTTTGGATTAGACATTTGTCAGACCCCCATGCTATGCTTAAGGTATAACAAAAACAAACGAAAGGTAATCATCTAATGAATACACTAGAACGAATTAGAAAAGAACAACAAGAACGCTATGCGATACAGCGTGAAAAGGATAAGGCTAAGATAGAGGCTATGTTTTCTAATAACCCTCGCCCTTTAAATAACGCCTACCTACTAGCAAAAGAGGAAAACTAATGAGCAACACAGTATTTGTTAGCACTTGGTTTTGCGACATCTGCCAGATAGAAACAGGCGAGGACATCGCAGGCTCTATCTGGTGCGAGTGTGACTAGTATCACACGACACACCCTAGCAACCTCCCCAATTTGTCAGACCCCCATGCTACACTTACAACATAACAACAACGAAAGGTCAGAATAAATGACACTAGATGAATACAAGCAAATGGTAGAGGCGCAACGCCTTGCCTCCCTAGCAATAGCCCTAGAGGCTTTGCGTAAGTCCGATACAATCGCTAAGGAGATGAATAAATAATGTCATACGCATACTCATACGAAACTAATAGCGTGTCTAAGTGGGACACTATCCAATCAGATGTCGCAGACGCATACGCATACCTTGATGAGGTAGATGAGGAACAACCTCCACTAGATGAATTTGATGACTCAGATGATGAGGCACTAGCAAAACTTTACCAACTAACATGGGAGAACTAATAATGATGTACCCAATGGATACACTAGCCGACATGGCTAAGGCTAACGGATTTACTGTAACACCTGAACTACTAACACTACTAAACAAGTCCTATGAACTAGGCGTAGAGGATACTTACTAATGATAATCACTTACACACTTTGGCAAGGTAGCCAATTACTAAGCGTTAATAACAAGGCTACTAGCGCAGATGAATTGCTAACAGTAATGACCGAACTAAATAAACTAGGTAAGGGTTTCACTTACAACATTAGAGAAGTAGAGGTAAATAAGTAATGACTATCGAACTAAATGAATACGGCTTTATGCTTGACATGGGTGATTTTATTTACTTATCCCTATCATGGGCTTTCCTTATCTTGTCCTCCGTTGTTTTTATCGGTTATAAGATTTATAAAAGAAAGAAGAATAGGTAATGAATAGACTACTAACTACACTAGTCCAATTAGGTATTGGTATTCCCGCCCTAATTATGCTCCGCCTTGTATGGCGTGAGATCGTAGCGGATTACCGAGAGTGGGCTAACTCACACTAGCCTAACGGCGTGTCGACTTGACATTGTCAAGCTGGCCCGCAAGTACTTGCGGGAGTTATCCACAGGGTTACGGGGGTTATCCACAACCCCCAGGTTTTGCGACACGCCCGAGATTTTGTGATTACTATCACACAGGCTGAGCGTCTCACATCTTGGAATTACTGGCTAGTAAGTAGAGAAATGTCAGACCCCCGTGGTAAAATACTACCATAACGAAAAAGAAAGGTGGTCACTATGACTACACTAACAAATACACATACACACACTCCACACATGGAGAGCGTATCTACTACCTATGGCATGGGTGTAGATGTCGAATACACTTTCTGCGAAACATGCGAGCAGAACATAGATAGAGTTTATTTCTATGATGACTATGACCGCTTACCATTTTATTCCGATTGGAGTTTAACTAAATGAAAACTAATTTTGAGGTAACGCAAGAAATAACAACTCTTGCTAAAAAGCACTATGGCGAAATGGATTTAGCCTTTAAGTGGGGTTGCGCTCAAGCGTTACTAAGCACTAAGCAATTAGAGATTATTCTAAACATACTAAAAGATAAGGAAACTAACTAATGTCTGTATTTAATTTTGATTTATCCGTTACTGTCGAGGCAGATGATTTTGAGTCTGCCTTATCATGGTTAAAGGTTGTTCCATTAGAGCGACTTGATTTTATTGTTGTTGATTATACCGAATTGGAGTTAAGCGAATGAAATCAGATTTCGAAAAAGATTTAGAAATTAAAGAAAGCTTTATTGATTTACTAAATGATGTTTACCCTACTGTAAAAATTGGTTACTCTACTTTTACTCCCGCCGAAATTTTGGAATGTTGCGACCCAATCGCTTTTTCAATCGGGCTTATTGAACACGAAGATTATTTAGCAGAAATGGAAAATGAATAATGGATTTTTTTGGATTTGAAAAAGCAATTGAAATTGATCATCTTACCGATGAGCAAATCTTAAAGCTTGAAGAAATTTTTAAAGATTTCGAATAAACAGCGGCGTGTCGACTTGACAAAAGTTGATGCGCCCGCAAAAGAGCGGGGTTATCCACAGGGTTACGGGGTTTATCCACAACCCCTGGAATTTGCGACACGCCCGAGATTTTGTGATTTTTATCACACGGCTTGAGCGTCTCAAAATGTGGAATTACTCGCCAGTAATGTGAAAATGTCAGTGCGATAGGCTATAATTGCTACTATCAACGAACGAAAGGCGGACTTCATGTCAGCAAATGTCTATACTATCGAAAGCCTACTTGTAGGAAAAACCTATCACTCAAAATCATTAAAGGGTGAAATCATCTCAGCGGAAAAAGATAATTCCGTATGGTATGCGGATTGCGAAACTTATAAGGTTCAGGTTAGACCTCATTACTCAGCACCGCTAAATCTAAAAGATACTTATCGCTATTTAGCCGTAAAAACTTCCGATTAAATAAAATCGAAACAGGGGCAGTTTAGAGGGAGTCCTCGCCCAATGTCGTAAGTAAGAACCCTCACAAAATTTGTCAGTGCTACCTGATACAATAACTAAATAAACAAACGAAAGGAAAACTATGTTAAACATAATCGACAAAACCGATTTCTATGAAATCGCAGACGAGCAACATTTTTGTTGTGATGAAAGTCAATTTAAGTATTACTGTATCGAACACCTAGAATTTATGGGTTGCTACTTTTGCGGATTTGACTATGACAAAGATTGCGAGGAACAACACTAATGATTAACTCAGTATTAACAATAGATTGCCAAGATTGCTTAGGTCATGGCGTAATCTTTTTTGGTGATGATAATGATTTTGATTGCGAGCCTTGCGATTGTCAAGATGGCTCTTTATTTAAGAACGGGGAAAATGACTAATGTACCAAATAACAATTTCCTACGATAGCAAGCCTATCCATTGGAATAAAAACTATGATGACGCTTTAGAAGCGTTCACCGCATTTCTTTCATTTACCGATTGGGGATTTGCTAACGAATACTCAACTGTAAATTTAATGACGCCAACTGGCAAGATGTACACAAAAACATTTTATCGTGAAGGTCGAAAGGTCGTAACAAAATGATGACAAGAAAAGATTATGTCGCAGTAGCAGAAATTTTAAACTTTGCTAGTGATAAGGCGCACCCTGCTTTATTTTCTAAAATTGTAAATGATTTCGCAGTTATGTTCGCAAAAGATAATGAGCGATTTGATGTAAACCGATTTCATAAAGCGTGTGGATACCATGTCACAAAATTCACTTCGAGATAAAGTTAAACGCATACAGGAATTGCGTCGCAGTAATGCGGCGCAACCTGTACGCAATAAGAAAAAATATTTTAGAAAAATAAAACATAAAAATAAATTTGATCAATGACGCTGCCCGCCCGTAAAGCTGCGGGGTTATCCACAGGGTTACGGGCGTTATCCACAACCCCCTGGAATTTGTGAGATTAATCACAAAATAAATTAGATAAAGCTTGGGCGTGTTGAGCAATTTGTCAGTGGCATAGGCTATAATACTCTTATACCAACAACGAAAGGCAACAAATGAGAATAGAACACAACCTGAAGTTCGTAACAGAGTTTAAGGACGGCCATCCAGTAACTAAGCAAATAGAAATGCTTGATGAGGATACTCGTATCTTTATGCTAGAGTCAATGCTAAAAGATTTAGTCGGTAGCCGACTACAACCAATTCTTGATGAAATAAATGCTAATGGCTCTTACGCAATTCTTAAGGTGGCAGAATAATGGGATACAATACAGCGTTAGATTTAACTGAATTAGATTTAGAGGTAGCACTAGGTTATCACTTACAGGGTAATCATTACCCACCCGTCCCACTTTCTATGGTACAGCCTTGTATCGAGGCTATTGACGCTTACTATGATGAGGATTTTGATCGAGCAATCGAAATGCCTGAAGGCGTATCGTATAAGGGGCAGACTCACGCACCCGCTTGGGCTATCATCGAACAGCACCACTTAGACGCTTGGCTACCTGAAAGTGACTAAGGTCACACAATAACTTTCTCAAATACTGAGATAGGGCTAGACTAATGTCAGACCCCAATGCTATACTACAACCCTAACAAAGAAAAGAGGCAATAAATGACAATCAACGACAAGTTGTATCAGGTAGGCGATTTATTCACTACCCTAAAGTCAAAGAAAACAGGTGTGATTAAGGAAATCCACCCACAAACATCTGGCTCGGTGCGTGTGCTATTGGAAATGCCCAACAAGGAAACTCGTTGGACTTCCGTATCCGCTCAAACACTACTAGGCGTATAATCTAAAGGCAGGGGGGTCGCAGAAATGTCAGACCTCCCTGCTATAATTACTTCATCAACCCAACCCACAACGAAAGAAGGAAACAAATGGCTAGAGGAAAAGCAATCTCGGTGAAAATCCCAACTCAGCGAGTAATCAAGGCTTTGGAAACAAAGTTGGCACAACTAAATAAAGACTTCGCATCACAAGAAGCAAACGAAGCAAAGTATAACAAGCAGGTAGAAGCGTGGAAAAAGGAAATTGGAAAGTGGGCTATTGCTAACTTCTCAAAGGCTGAAAACCTACGCACAAACTATCGCTCTTGGAATAACACTCTTAATGTTGATTTTGACATCATCACTAAAGAGGGAACTTTCCCATCAGAACCTGAAAAGGACTACGAAGTAATCCACCGCCACTCATACAATGAGATGAAAGAGGAAATGGAAAACGCAATTCGTATTCTTAAAATGACAGATGAGGAAGTTGTTAATACCAGCACTTACAATGCGGTTGCTCGTTATCTGTAAATAATCCAACGACCTGAGTATGTCGCCAAACTGCTCTCCCTTTGGGGACAACTACTAACAAAGGCAACAAAATGAAAAATCGTTTCAGAGTAGAAATCTATGATGAGAACAAGTTAAATGATGTAACAATTTATTCAGAGCAAGGCGTTGATAAGGAATACTTAACTGAATTAGCATTCTCTAATCGCCGTAACTTCTTTGGTGATGTTCGTGCTTATGTGTATGATACATTGAAGAAGACTAAGACAACTGCTCTTTATCTTCCCGCCGAAGTTATTAACTTCAATCGAAAGAATCAATTAACCAGGGATGAGTTAGGTCTGTAAAGATCTAACACTGGCTGCATATCCTGCAGCTGGCCCGTAAAGGTAAGGGGTTATCCACAGGGTTACGACCACTTGTGGATAACCCCTGGATTTTTGTGAGATTAATCACATGGATCAATTCGGACATATTGTAACTAATCATAGACAATGTCAGTGGGGTCTGTTATACTTACAACTAATCAAACAAACGAAAGGTAAAAAATGGCTCATAATCTCGAAGTCGAAAATGGCGAAGTTGCTTTCGCTCTCCGTGGCGCACCTGCTTGGCACAATCTAGCAAACCGCATCTTTACACAAGATGAGGAAGTCACAACACAATCAATGCTTGATGAGGCTAAACTATCTAATTGGAATGTTCGCCTATCACCAATCACTGAGCACATTCCAGAATCTTGGAATGATGTATCAACCGCATCCCTTGTCATTCGTGACAATCCATTCAATGGCGGAACTGATGTTCTTGCTACTGTTGGTAAGCGTTACAAGCCTGTGCAGAATGAAGAACTATTCGCATTCGCTGATGCAATTCACGATGCCAATGCTGATTGCCGTTGGGAATCTGCTGGCTCATTAAAGAAGGGCAAAGTGGTATTCGGTACAGTGGATATTCCTCGCACAATGGTGCTTGACCCACAAGGCGCAAATGATGCAACTAAGTTGTATCTAATTGTTTGGACATCTCACGACGGGTCAGTTGCTGTTCAGGCTGCTGTTACTCCTGTTCGTGTTGTATGCCAAAACACTCTTAACCTTGCAATGAAGAATGCTAAGCAATCTTTCAAGATTCGCCACACGCAATCTGTTGAAGGTCGCATCCAAGTTGCTCGTGAAACTCTTGGGCTTGCTCTTGGGTACTTTGATGAATTCGAGAAAGAGGCTCAGGCTCTTTATTCTCAATCAATCACTGATGCTGAATTCTCAAAGTTAATTCAGACAATTTATCCTAAGCCTGATAAGGATGCTGCTAAAGTTGCATTGACTAAGTGGGAAAACAAAGTCGTGCTCCTTGATGAGTTGTACCATAACTCACCAACTAACGCTAACATCAAGGGAACAAAGTGGGGTGCATTCAATGCACTTACTGAACGCCTTGATTACTATCGTTCAGGTCGTGGAAATTCTGAAACACTCATGGCGGGTGCATCAGGGTTTGACCCAATTCTAACCGCAGAAAAAAATAAAATTAAGAAATTAATTTCTGCGTTCTAAATAAATAAATTCCTGAGCATGAATAAAAACTGCTCACAATTTTTTCTAGGTCCATTAGCTCAGTTGGTTAGAGCGCTACCCTGTCACGGTAGAGGTCGACGGTTCAAGTCCGTTATGGATCGCCAAGCGCCCTCAAAGCTAAGGGGGCAAAAAGTGTGTTACGACTCACATAAATATTCCCTGGAATCTATTGTAAATGTCAGTGGGGTCCTGTATAATTCTCTACATGACCAACGAACTAGTATCAAGCGTGTACACATTTGTCTGTGACCCAGATGAGTGTGATTGTTTAATACAATTAACATCATCTGATGGATTTGGCTTTCCTTCAGGTGTGACAGAACTCACATGCCCGTGTGGCCGTAAGACTACATTAGTGTCAGTGGAGCATGCTACAATTACACCATTAACCCAAACGAAAGAGGAAAAAATGAACGGAATGATTGACGAACCATTGTCAGATATTGAGAAGTACAACCCTGACCAATTAGTTACATATAAGGTTATTAGTGGATACTCAGACCCTACATATGCTACAGATAAGGTCCGCAACATTGAGTGGGAACTTCATAATTCTCGCACAAACTCTAAAGCAGTCTCATCTTTAAACAATAAGATTGGCTTAGTTAAAGATATTATTTCAGAGGCATATGCTGATTCAGAAGACCAAGAAACTTTGCAAGCAATTGCAGAAGCGCTTGAGATTGAATTAATTAGAGAGATTGAATGGTCTGCATCTATTGAAGTTAGCGGAACTATTTCAGTCAACCTACTTGAGGATACTAATTTTGACTTAGATTCAGAAATTGAAGATGCTCTTTATGCTGATTCACATAACGGTAACATTGAAGTCAATGACCAAGAAATCTGTAACATTAGGGAGAACTGCTAATGTATTTTGAGTTGACTGCTCCTGATAGGCTATCCATGGAGATGGCCTATTGGGATGCACAAATTATTGGGCTGGACCCGCAAGCAATGTCACCGTTGACATTCAACATTGGAACTGGTAGTATTGAGAAAGTAAGTAGAATTCGTGATAAGTATAACTTAACTGAATCTTACATATCAGACTACGAAACCACAGGTTATTAAGGAGAAATTATGTCAGACTATAAAGATGGTTGGGACGATGGGTATAAGTTTGCCCGTGATGAAATCATGGAAAAGTTATCAGAGATTGATATCAACGACATTGATTCCTGGATCCTTGATCGTCTTTCTGAGATGATTGAAGGTGGAGCACTATGACAATGGAAGATCTAACAAGATGGATAGCATGTGACCAATGTGGCACAGCCCAAGCAATGTATATGGTTAAACTAGTAGATGGTGAGCTTTTCTTTTGCGGTCACCACTACAACGCAAGCAAGCGTGGCCTTGACAAGGTCGCATACGAAGTGATAGAATTAAACAAAACGGAAGAAGCAATCCCTCAACTAGAAACGGCGGAATAAAATGGGCGACAGAGCAAACTTTGGATTCAGAGATTCCAAGGAGAATGTACTATTTCTATATGGACACTGGGCTGGGCATAATATGCTAGCCAAGTTGGCCAATGCTGTGCAGGCTGCAGAGCCTCGCTGGCAGGATGAATCATATGCAACACGCATTGCTATATCTAATCTAATTGGAGAAGACTGGACTGAAAAAACAGGCTGGGGTATCTACATTAATCAATTAGGAGATAATGAGCATAAGGTGCCTGTTATTGATTGGTCCAATCAAACTTTTACACTGTATGAAGAGGACCTGAGCACGGTAGTGTTTACCTCGTCCCTTGCAGCATTCGTAGATAAATACAGTCGACTAGTTATGGTATAATTAGACTAGGACTTTGGTCCTGGTTTTAATAGGAAATGAAATGGTGCGTCTATTAGTCTATGGGCCAGGCGCTAAGTAAAGCGGTTTATTTCTTTCGTTGGAAATCAGCAGCCATATTCATAACCCCCAGCTATGCTGGGGGTTTTCTATTGCCCGCAAAGACTTGAGGGTAGCATGTTTGTTTTACGACGTCAAGTTAATTTTCCCAGGAATTTGTGTGATCTTGACCACAAAGCTGAATCATGTGGCATGTATCACATGCCAATTCTATTCCATTTGTCAGTGGTCCATTGTATAATTGGAACATATCAACGAAAGGATATAAAATGCCAAATTGGGTATTTAATGGATTAACTATTGAAGGTAATCCTGAGCAAGTAAAATCTCTAATCAAGCAAATGAATAAGCCATTTGTTTATTCTATTACTGCAGTAGGTGATTTATCATATGATGTCAAGCAGACTAAGTATGTTAATCCTATCTTTGCTTTTCATAATATCTATAACTATAGAGATGCTGGTATTACTGATGAGGTATATCATGGACAGCCTCCTCGTTCCACCGATTTTTCTCAGGCAATGAAGTTTGAGACCAATGACTGGTACAACTTTAATGTGCGTGAGTGGGGAACCAAGTGGGATGTTGCTGTAGCCGAGGGTAATAAGTATCCTGATACAACTATTGAAGAAGCAGAAAACGGTGAGAACTATGTAGTTCATTACAACTTTAACACTGCATGGTCACGACCTCTTGGTGCTATCTCTAAACTATCTGCACAATACCCTAATCTACTATTTACTTTATCATATGAAGAAGAAACAGGTTGGGGTGGGGAAATGGAATTCCTCCGTGGAGAAGTTATCTCAGAATCAGAATACGATAACATGTGCCGTGATTGTGATGCAACTGACCAAATGGAATACTGCGACAATGACTGCGGTGAAATCTGTGGCAACTGCAACTGGCTAGGCAATGCTGACCTAGAGGCTGTCGCAATTTGTCAGACCCATAAGATATACTTAGACACTAAAGTACCCGAATATAGAAAGGCGGAAGCATAATGGAAGCATTTACAGATACAGTAGGAGAACATATCCTTGGAGCAATTCAAGTAGATATTGAGCAAGCATTATTTGAAGATTGGAATCAATCTAACTTAGATGAGGGTGAAGCATATGCTGAGTGGAGATTTATGCAATTTGCTCCTGATAACTTAAAACAATCATACAATGAATACTATGGTTATATTGAAGGAGATGAGTTCTTACTATGATGTTAGGATATACATTAAACGATTTAGATGAAATGAGGGCTGTTGTTACTAAGGCTCTATATGATTCTAAGGGACTGCCGACTGAAAAAGGATTAGAAAAGACAGCAGACTTTTTAGACGGGCTTTGGTCGGAGGGCTACTTTGACTAGATCATCACACTTCCTGGAATACATGAAGATACATTTAATTAGTCTTAACCAGGACTTAGAGGATGCTCGTAACAATGAACCTTTAAACGAAGATGAATACTGGGAATCAGATTCATTCTATATGGGAGCAATTGACGCAACCGAACATTTATTGTCAGTGGCAACTGATATAATGAACTCTACTAACGAAAGGTATGAATAATGAATATAACATCTAGAGAAGTTACTTATCGTTCCGCCGTTGAACAAATATTTTTTGAGGACGGGACTGAATTGGTAATAACAATTGGTGCTCCTGCCGAAGGCGGAGGAGATATCGATATTGAATATGATTGGGTAGAAGGAAAGCCTGATTGGGCAAACAACTTAAATGAATCAACACTAGTGAACTATGAGGTAATCTAATGAATGCAGAAGACATTGGGCTCCCTCCGCACCTACAGCGTTTGGTTAATGCGGGTGTTAGCGGATTAGATATAATGCACGGAGAACTAAAGAACTTAATGCTGATTGCCGAGCAAGATTTAAAGGACGCATTAGCACAGGAGGAGTTGTCTGAAGAGGCAATGGATTCTATGGTCCGAACAGAATGTGAAGGACGACTAGATACTCTAGTCGAACTATATCAACTAACATATGAACTATCATTTGCAATTCAATCAAGAATAGATTTGGAGTTTGCTAATGAAGCCTGACGATAAAGATAAACTAAACAAGTGTTTAGAGATTCTAGACAGCACTGACTTAGGTCTATCATTAGTTTGGTTGTGGACATGGTCGACAATCAATGGCATTCTAGAGGATGACACCTATGTTGCCAAGGCAACCCAAGAAGACATGTGGAACCACCTGTGTGAGGCCGTGGAGGCTGGTATGGGGTTCTCTCTAGAGTGGGGCGCTGAACAGCATAACGAAGAAGTTTTGGATTGGATGTTAAGCAGGGAATACATCGTAGACCCTGAAGATGAAGAGGAGGAGGACGAAGATGAAGATGAGTGATAAGTACTTAAACGATCAACTTAGTAAAGCCCAAAAGCTTTTGTGGGGTGGGTCCGAAACAGAAAACATCGAGGCACACAACATCATTGCTAAACTAATTAAAGACAAGATAGAACAGGTGGAACTATGACTAAACAGTTTAAAGTATATGGAGACATCATTCAGGAATTTTACATTGTAGTAGAAGCCAAGGACAGCGATGAGGCATGGTACAAGGCAGTAGCAGCACCTAAAAAAGAATGGCAAAAGGGTGCCAATCGTAAAGATAAGATAGAGCCATACCAAGTAGAAGAACTAACAACTGAATAAAGATAGGTTGGGCCGTTATGGACAATTCGGACATAACGGTCATAATCTAAGGGCACGGGCAAAAATTTTGCTTTACGGCACCTATTTACAAATCGCCGAAATTCGGATATAATATATATAACAAAGATCTAGAAAGGATCAAACAAATGACATCAACACCAACAACAACTCGTGAGTACCTCAAGACCCAGGGAATTTCTGTGGGCAAGCGTGGCCGCTTTTCAGCTGCAGCTCTAGGCGTTATCAGCAAGGCAGCACAAGAGGGCGTAGTCTTCACAGACAAGAAGAACGTCAAGTAATAAACTAAGTGTGGGGTTCCTCCTCTCTGTGGGAAAACGGGAAAGGGGAGGAACCTCGCTTCATTTACAAATGTCAGTGGTCAATGGTATAATCAAAACGAAAGGCGGAACTCAATGGCTAAAGCGAACGAATTCAAAGCAGCAGAAAAACTAACAGACTATCTAAACAATGCTAACTTCTCCCCTGCCGTAATGGCAAATGTATTAACAACTGAACATACCTTATACACCCAAGACAGGCTAATGGAACTAGTTAGATATATTATCCAATACAATTCCCTTAGATTAAAGTCAGAATGGGATAAAGGATATACATCCGAAGGATTGCTTCTGGCTGATGCTCTCAACGATATGATTGAGGCAAAGTACGGGGCGGTGGATAGAAACCTAACTATTAAATCCCTTGAAGAAACAAGAGTAAGAGACCCTAAGTATATAATGGATCTAGATTCATTCTAATATAACTTCCCCTATGGGGCATATGGCTTTAATTAGCTATATGTCCCATTTTTGTATGCCCATCTTATGGGCCAAATTTTCTCTTTACGACGCATGTAAAAATACGCTGGAATTTGTATGCATATTGATCAAAATCTGTCAAAATCTGTATAGAATATCTCATTATATGAGACAAATTATACAGAATTAGACATAATTTTTTGCCATAAATATGGGCCAAAATTGCTCTTTACGAACAAATAAAAAAATTTCCTGGAATATCTATTGACAAATATTGGCCAATATGCTTTATATGGGCCCTATTGACATTATGATTACGAAATGATATCGTTTGTTCCATTACACAGGTATATTTAACTATATATAATGATAGTATTTGGATCTAAATTGATAGTATGATTCTCCACTTTACTCCACAATACTCCACTTTATAGGCCTCTAGGAGGCTCATACAAGGGAGATTAAAAGGAGGGGGATACTAGGATAAGGAGGCGTATTTGTTTTTGAATTGGTCTATTTGACCTGGTTCACAGGGATTTGGACCACAGCCACAAGATGTACTTGGATCTTCTATGGATTTATTTCCTCTAATTATATTATTATAATGTTCGCCAATAGAGCTAGAATCTTTCCAATCTTTCATCATATCTCTATCTAATCTGTATATGATATCTCTTGGTCCTTTAGCAGTTTCTAATACAAGATAGACTATATATGCCTTTAGTGTATTATCGTAGATCCATTGTATTGGTCCTATTGAGGATTCCATCTCCCCTTTGTTCCCGCCCATTTCCATATAGTTCTCAATGTCATCATCATCCACATCAGTGATGTCTACGCCAAGGGATTCTGCCACTTCTTCTACATCTGCCCAAGATGACTCATTTGGGTAGTTGTCCACAAATTCTTCAGCATTTCTCATATTTAGACCATAGACATCCATTGCCTTAGCTATTAGATCTTGGGTGTATGTATCTCTATAATTGTCGACAATATACTTAGCATCAGATCTAGTAATATTATAATTAATCAGAAGGTAGTTTATTTGGTCTTCTTTTAGATCCTTTACCAGATCAGCAACCATGTATTTTTTCATACGTCTATTCTACCATTATCCTGCTGAGCATGTAAGGCATATGAATGGGTCATCATCTTGCTTGATATATAGTTGCTTACATTGAGTACATGCTACCTTATATGGCTCTGTATTTACATACTTCTCATAGGATGATTGAAACTTATCCATTGGTTCCCCCGCCCTCACCTTTTCCAACCAGGTATTCTCTCTTTGATATAAAGTATTTAGATAAATCTATCCCTATCTTATTATAATACTCAGCAATTGATTCCTTGTTTGGTGCTCCCCAATATCCTAGGTATTCCCCAGAAAATATTTCAGTTTGATCAAATTGAGAGTTAACTTCGTTAAATTTTCCAATTTTGCCTCTATCAAGAGTTCTCCAGTCATCGTCAGACAAAAGCTTACCATCGTTAAACTTGTCTTTAGACCACATTATACACTTCTTGATTGAGAACATTCTGTATCCTCTAGTGCCCGCTCTAAAAGATAGATTAATTTGATCACCGTTGAAAGGGTTTGCTGGATCATGCATCAGCTCACGAGTAAAACCAAATTTTGTAAACATAAATGAAGCAAATATCAGTCCGTGCTCAACAAAATCTTGCCCCTCTTGCCAATCCACATGACAACCCTCAATAAAAGCATAATCCATCATTTCTTCGCTTGGTACTTGAGCGTTTGCATACGAGGAAGCATTTATGGAAATAACCTGTATTTTTAATGAACCAAAATTTTCATCAGTTTTAAAATCAAATGGGTCTACCGCTATACCCCTCAAATTGTTATGCAGAAATACCTCTTTATTTGGTCCATCTATCCATCTAAGAGGATTTGTAGATATGATAGGCTTATCACAAATCTTTAACAGATCGTTATAATGTTGCTTTAGGGTAGTGTCCCATCCTTTTTCAAAAACATTGTGTGCGTCAACTTGCAGCAAATACTCATGGTCTCTATAATTTATAATAGAGGCCATCATCCTACCAATACCAGTGCCTAGTGGGCGCTCATGCTTTATATCTACATAGGTTAGTCTGGGATGATTGAATATTGGATCTGACAAAAAGTCTTTTTGATCTATAACCATATTGGCTATTCCAAAATACAATAGATCTGGATTGTCTGCGTTAGCCAGTGCACTTTTGATTGTTTGAACTAAAAACTCTTCTTTGCATGCTGCTATAGATATATAAATTGTTTCGTTGTTCATAGATGAATCTCATTTACTGGCTCTTTCTTCCAGCTAAGGAATGATTTAATATAGACTAAAGTATATGCAACAGCGGCAAATATGAAACCGTATTGATTAGTAGCAACTGCGTAAATTATCCACAAGCATTCGTTGAATATGAGCCATAGCCATGCCCACCTATGTTTACGACCTACAAAATATATGCCTGTGACACCTATTGCTGCCAATACATATGACCACATTATTTGTCACCCCGTTCTTTTTCCCAATACGGGATCCCGTTTTTATCACGATCATTCCACTTTTCACCGCTCATATCAATATCTTTAAGCATCTCTTCTATAACTAATTTAAGACGCATTGATCTGTCAGGATCAATATCTCTCATCAGTATCCTCCAAGACATTCGTTACGAGTATGATATAGCCTGATCTTAGTCAATATCTTCTTAGTTGGAGCGTTTAATGGCTCTTGGCATGCACCGCATTCCATATCCCATTCACCGCTAAAGAAGTCATATCTAGCACCATATTTTTGTTTTGCGTATTTTGCTATACGAAAAGCAGTAAATGGATCAGGTATCTCTAAACTCTGCAACATGTATTTAGTATATCATTTATGTCAGGTACTGACAAGGGGGTCTCTACTTTTCGACTTCACTTTTCGGTCAATATTAGATTATATTATGAGCTTAACCCTTTAAATGAATGGCATTCACATACGCCTACTACATCATATCTACATGTATCTACTTCTGCTAAATCATTATACTTAGCTGCTTTAGTGCAGTAATGACATTTTTCTGGCTCTTCCGCCTCTAGATAGGCTTCAAGGTTATCTAATATGCCCATGCTACTTATTCCTTGGGATGAGACTCTGTGGTCCTTCTGTGCCAAATAGAGACTTCTTTACTGGTACACAGTTAGGGACTTTCTTTCCGCCCTTATCTTTCATACCAACCTGCTTGTATCCGCTCCAGCAAGCCTTTTCTAGGTTGTCCCATTTATCTTCATCTGGGTTATCTGATTCATATCCCTTTGAGATCTCTTCATCTGTTAAATTAATATCATTATTGTCCATAATCATATTATATCATATTCTTAGATTTATCTTTTGACACTTGCTCTAAGTATATTTTAGCTGAAATTGCAAGCTCTTCGTATGTCATTGCTGTATGCTTATGCTCTTTATCTTTTCCAAACAAGTTTTTTAATAGCTCTATAGGGGTGATAACCTTATCTTCTGGCAACCCGCCGTGTTTATAAAGCATTTTAAGCAGGACGCCTGCAATAAATATATCATCGGTAAATGCAGCCCAAGGGAAAAGTATATCGAATAGGTCAATCGGTGAAGCCAGCCAGACAACACACAAGATAGAAATAACCTTTATGTGTCTTGGTGATCTATCAAATTGTGCCCTATACGGCTTTAATAATATCTTTAATTTGTTATACTTCATCTATTGGCATTACCATTCTTATTTGATTTTCATGATACTGAATATGATAATCTCTTAGTTGATGTGTTACTGCACAATAGCATATTGGACAGCTGGTGATCCATTGAGATTTATCCTCCCAATGTTTAGGCATCTGCCCTTTTTAACCATTGATCTTCCCACAATCCAATGAGAGACTTATTGCCAATGTCATCAAAATAGTAACGCTTGGCGTTACTATCGTAGTTCCAGCCATACCACATGTCGCCTTCCATCCAGCTAGATGATGCAATCTTCATTCCTTCTGGGTCATTAACAATTGTATCTAGATGATCGTAAAGGTGAACTTCATCAAAAATATATTCTCTGAGATTAGTCCAGCTAAATATGCGCCTTGCTATCCATTCAATCATCTTTTGGATCCTTTTCCCATGTAAGCTTTCCATCTTTATATACTGGCCAATATCCTAAAGGACGCCAGTCCATTTTCATTATCTTAGGCTCTTTCATTGCGCCGCCTGAATTGGTATCATTAATCTGCATCTCTCGCAGTACTGATAAGTTGATCCTGTATATGGGCATGAGCCTGCTGCTACGAGAATGTGTCCCTTGATGCGACAAATTATTTTATTTATCATTATAGTTCATTATATAATATGAACTAAATGTTGTCAATAGTATTATTGTTATTAAAACTTATTAGTTTTTCTTCCATATTTTGGTAAGGCTCTCCAAGAGCTGAAGTTATTCCTGTTCCAGTATGCATAAACAAAAATATATAAGTTTTGTTTCCAGAAATCACTTCACTAACTTCATGAGAAACCAAGCATGGAAGAAAAACTATGCTCCCAGCTGAAGGCTTTATTGAATATCCTAGCTGATCAAACACTAGTTCTCCGCCTTCGTAGTCATCATTTAAATATATGAGAGACGTCCAGTCCATCGAATTTTTTGGGTTTAAAATGTTTCTGTCTATGTGTGGCCCCATGAAACCACCAATTCTATACTTTCTAATACAGTAGTTTCTGGTTATGTGATGCGGTAGATCATTGTTTGTCTTTTCTGACCAAATTTTTAAAGCGTTAACATAATCATCTTCTATCATTTTGATAGCTGGCAATGCCAATTGATGAGCTTTGCTTTCTTGAGCATAATTAGAAATATCTTTGCGGGGCCAATATTGATTGTCTTCATTATAAGAAAGGTCCCAGTCTAACATCTTAGCAACTCCTGCTAAGGCTCCTTCGTTGTCTGGAAATATCTGTTCCCATTTTGTCAAATCATTTTCGTCTAAGCTAACTGGATAGCCGTTAATCCATGTGCTCCATGAAGGGAAAACTTTTAAAATTTCAGGGTTTTGATCATTTGATTCCACAAAATCTAAAAACTCTTTAGATTTAGGAAATGCATTCTCAATGTATATTACGCCACCAGGCATATCGTGAATTATTGGAGTAGTCATGAATTAATTATAGCATTTCTTTGTTTATTGCGTCTTTAATCACTGGATCAAGTCTGTCCCAATGTCCTTTTTCGCTTCCCTGGTAAACCTGACCAGTTTCTCTATCCACAAGAAGCCACTTTTCTGGACACTTAGTTTTAACAGTTAAATTGACAGATTTTAAAATTGTTTTAAACTTAAATTGTTTACGCAACACTTATCCTTTTATTGCAAGCACACTTTTTGTATTTAAAAGTAAGTACTTTTCTCCATCTGTATCTTCAATATCTGTTCCGCTATTTTGGTTGTAATAAACTATATCATTAACATTGAGGCCCGTTATAGGAATGAGCTCGCCTTTATAGTTATATTCTCCGTTTCCCATTTCTACAATCTTACCAGTTCTAAGGTTAGATTCACTTAATGATGCCATAAGCACTATGCCAGACGTTGTGGTTCTGTCCTCAACTTTATCTTCTTTTACTAACAACAGGTTGCCAAATGGTTTAATCATTTGTTATTACTCCTCAAAAGATTCTTGTGTTTCCCAAAAGCTATCCTTTTTGAACTGCTCTTGTATTCTTTTTGCATCTAAAATTACAGACATTTCTCTATAAAGTTTTATTCCTATGTAAGCACACACTGCAAATATAGCTGTGGCAAATATAATAAAGTTATTCATATCTATATTATACAGCACTATAAGTAAAGCTGTCAATCCTTATATATATTTTTTAATACTTCTCTAGAATCAAAACCTTTAAATTCATATTCCTTTTCTTTAACAAGCCATAGAATTACAGCATACTTAGTTCCGTCTGATATCATCCTGCCACCGTGCCATTGATCGGCTGGGAAAACAAATGCGTCCAAGGCTCTTGGCTTGCACACAAGACCGCCTGCGCCATCTTTATATAAATAAAATGTATTACCGTATCGTGCTGCATGTGGAGATTCTTCAAAATCAGCTTCGTCAAAGCTCTCCAAGAAAACAACTTCTCCGTCTGAATAATTATCGTTAAGGTATATAACACAGCTCCAAACTAAAGATGAGAAATCGTTGTGGACGTCCTGATGTATTCTAAGCTGTATATCTTTTGATAGTTTTGTTATAGAAACTCCATAAAAATATAAATCTTGATCTATTTTATATTCTGACTTAACAGTGTCTATAAATTTTTTAGAATACTTATTTATAATTGGCTCTAAATCTTTAAACAAATACGGGGGCTTTTGGTCTGGGAATATTGCTCTAGATGCCAATCCTTTATTTACGGCTATACCGACCCTACTTTTAAACTTTAAATCATCATCCGAATTTTTATCGATCCAGTCTATTAAAAACAAAGAGTCTTCCTCAGATATGAAGTTGTTAATTAATTTTATATTTTTCATTTATTAGATGAATCTGGGAATATGTCTATTAATAAATGAACTCTATCTATGCTGCTATCATTTAAAACAGAATGCGGCTTTAAGTTATTTATCTCCCAACATTCTCCGCACTTCATGTTAATTTTTTCTCCATTAACAGTATAATAAACACTATCATTTGTTATAATCGGTATATGAAATCTCTTTACAGTAGATAGGTAATCTCCTTTATCGGTATGCTCTGAAACATCCTTATTGGATTCAAGCTTAATCAGTAGGACTCTTCCAGAAGTGCCAACGTAGATTGACTCTAGATCTTTTACTATAGGTGAGACTAAATCAAAAATGTTTTGGTCTTTAACGACTGCATCTATCTTTGTTCCAAAGTCCCACTCTAGGCTGTGGTCTTGCACTATAAATGTTTGTGTGTGTGCATGTGGATTTGCTCTGCCTACATAAACCATATTTTGCCTATTCTGATTAATTAGCCATTCAGAGCTAAATTTTTGTAAAGCATCTGCAATATGATCTACATCATAAGTTTTATTAAATCTAAAATTAAAATCTTCTAACTCTTTTTTTGGAGTCAGATCTCCTCTAAGAAATGCCATTTGTCTCATTATCCTTCACATAATTGTAAATAAAGTAATCAATATCATTATTTTTTATAATCAGATCAATGTCTTCTTCAGATATAAGAGACATCAGGTATTCAGTAGTAATGTTTTTCTCATCTCCGTATGAAAAAGATCCATAGTTTATAAGATTGTTCTGGTCAAAATCTATTTCTATTTGATAGTTATCATTAAACCAATCGCTGATATTTTTTTCAAACATAGCAATATTGTCTAAAGAGTTTACAATTTTAAACTTTTTTATCGCTTCCATTGCATTTTCTTGAGAAGTTTTTTCGTTTCCAACAAACCAAGTAAACGCTTCTCCCTTTTTAAAAAATGGATCCATCATTTCTTCATGATTTTTTGTGTAAAAGCTTCTAGGATCAAATGAGCGCTCATCAGCTGAATTGCAAATAAACCTGGATTGATAGTTATTGTGTAGCTTAAAATTTGGATCTTCAAAAAGATAGTATCTTAATTTTTCCAGCGTGGACTTTCTTTCAATATACTCATCTCTTAAAAAAAGAGCACGATTATATATAAAATTAAAATAGCTTAGTCTAGCTTCAACTGGGTGTCTTACTACAACAGCAACATCTAAAGAGTCTATTAGATCAATTGGATAGGTACCAGCATGCATAGATATGTAGGCTTTGTTAACAAAATTTTTATTGTTTGGATAGTGTGTACTTATATAGTAAGGTATATTATTTTTATCTAAAGATTTCTTTATATTTGCAGATACATATTTACCAGCAGTTTTTGGTATATGCAAAAAATATAGCTGCTTTAGACTTCCTTCTTGATTAAGTTCTTGTTCCAGCCGTTCTCGATTATTTTCTCGTTCCACTTATTAAGGCTCCTTCCTTGATTATAAGAGCCTTCCTTGTGTCTTTCACGAAGAATTTCTGTCCACTCTTCTTCAGAGTGTTGAGCTTTTTCAGAATGCCAGGCTTCTGATCCTGGGTACTCGTATCTCCAGTAAGCTCTAATTAGCGCTTTAGATCCGCCCTTAGCAATCATTGGGCTATGGTAAAAAGGGTGACCAGAAGGGAACATGATTAAGTCACCAGCATTTGGCTTGTAGTATACGTGACTGAGTAGATCTTCCTTATCATCACTTAGCTCTATGATGTTTACTCCACCATCTTCATAATCATCATTCAGATAGAATAAGCATGTTGTTCCAAACTTTAGTCCAGGATCTTCTCTTCTTTCTTCTTGGAAATCAGTGTGGTAGTTCATGCCCTGGAAATCGTTAACTCCCATTCCGTCTTTATAGTAAGCTATATCAACCGAATCCCAGCACCAGTTATCGTAATCCACTTTAACTGAGCCAAAGTACTGAACTGAAGATTCATGAAACACTTTAAACAAATCTTTAACGTACTCATTATTTGTAATTCCAATTTCTTTATCAGAAAAATTTTCATCCATAAACTTTTGCCAATCATCTTTGCTGGGAAATGATTCAAAGTATCCTCTAGATGTTGGTATTATTATATGAAAACCAAACGTATACCAAGGAATTGATTTATCTTCATGGTTACTTAGGTAGTATTCTAGCATCTCATTAGAGTTACTTAGGGCATTTTTAAACACCCAAACTTTTTCATGAAGTTTTTCTACCTCAATCTCTTTACCATTTATAATCAATTGATAGTTCCTACTTTTAGAAAGATAATAGATAGTCTATTTCTTTGGATGTTTTGGAGAGTAATCTCCTACGATAGCTTTTATTCTACCGTCTTTTCTTAATCTCACAATTTTACCATCACGAATAATCGTGTCGTTAAAAGGTACTTGCCTGCCAAATTTTTTTGGAGGCATTATACTTTCTTTCTTCCAGTTTTTCTAGGTGCTTGAGGAACAGCTGGTGTTTCTCTTCTAATACCGTGCTTGTTGACATCGATTTTCATTGGAGGTCTTTTAGGCTGTACGCCAGATTTAAATTTACCCTGAGAAGGATTCTTTTTTGTTGCTTCTCCAGAGCTTACAACGTTTTCTGACACTACGCTCCCTTAATTTGTGAGATAGTTACAACATTATTGTTAGCTGGTGATGGAGCTGATTCATACTGAATTTGCTCGTCTTTACCGCATGCACAATCTTTACACATTATTGATCCCTTTGATCTGATACATCCTGGATATTAACTTCTTTAATTCCAGTTTCGCTTCCTACGCTTTCGCAACCGCATTCAAAGCACATATTACTTTGGACCCTGAGCCTGCGCTTGGTTTGAAACGTCTGTTGATGGGAATGCTGCCTTTGGGTCAGCTGCGTACTGCTCGTTGTTACCCCATACTGTTGAATCGTTTACTTTTGGTGATGTAAATCCGTTTAAATCTTTTCCGTCTGACATGTTATTGCTCCTATAGGTTATTTATTTAAGCGGGACTAGTATTCCACTTATGAATCTATTATATCATTTAGTTGATTAGGATCAACCTCTGCCTCTGTGGGCCTCTCATTGCCAAGACCCACGTGGTCTGCACATCCGCATATCCAACACATCTGCGCTAGCCCCAGATGGCCGCTGAGCACTTGGTACACATATTAGAGTATGAGTCTTCTATCATGCTTGTTCTCTCTTTGCTAAACCATATATCTTTAATTGTAGATTTATTAGAATTTCCGTACACTGTCTTAAAATCAAAATCAGCACAGCAGATAAATAAGTCACCATTTGGGTTAATATGTATCCACTCATTAGTTCTGCTTCTTACTCCTAATCCACCATTGCATCCTATTACCTTCTTGCCTTCTCCCGCCAAATATTTATTAATAGCTGAAGTCTGATCAATTATTCCTGAATCAGCAAGGTGGCCCGCTCTGTCGTATAAATGGTGGGCTGGGAAAACTTCAATTGAAGGGAATATAGATTTTAATAGCTTAACCTCTTGAGCTAAATCTCCAGACTCTACATCTAAATTTAAATCTGGAGCCCCAGGAAGTATGTCTAACCACCCACCATTTTCAACTAATGAATTATTATTTAGACCATTAACCATTAAAAAAAATCTATTTTCTAAAACTAATTCATTTAGTTCTTCTGCAGCATATAAAACATTATCTACCATTTTATCAAACATTTTTTCATTTAAATTTACATACTTAGACCATCTGGTTTTATCTCCAGATGGTATATTTAAAAGAATTCCACCAATCACATCGATATTTTTTTTAATTATATCAACTTTTTTCTTGGTAAGTGGAGTACCATTTGTAAGTATGTTTATTGTAAAGTTATATTTTCTATACAAATCAAACATCTCTTCAAAGTTTTTATACAATAACACTTCGTTGTAATTAGCTGTATAAATGTTTTTTAGATTAGGGTCTACAAAATCACCTTTGCCATTATGAAGTTGAGAGAGTATATTTTCTAACTCCCCCAACTCCATATCTCTAATAGCAGATTTTGGGTTTCCTTCATAAGAAACTGGGCAAAACCAACATCCAGCATTACATAGACCGTTTACATCTATTTGTACTGCGCTGATCTTGTATTGTGACAACTTAGTCTTTTAGTGACTTCCATGGGTTAGGAGGAAGCTTTAGGCTTGACTCCAAGAACCAGTTCCATTCTTGATGGGCTGAAAGTCGTTCAGATAGATATGATGATAGTCCGTACTCGTTGTTTTCATTTGCAACAGAGATAAGATTTTTAATCTCTTCGATCATCTTCTTATTAATTGGAACTAAGTGAATTGCCATTTCTACGCCACAGTATGTATCTGGCTTAACATTTCCTAGAGTTTGGTTGGATGCATACTCTTCTAGGGTGTAAGGCGCTTCTCCGCCTAATCGGCGAAGCCATGTTGAGGTGTTGTGTACGCCATCTTCAGAGTCTAAATAGATATCCTCATAGACAATTCGTGATTGACGCATCAATACAGATTCTGTATTCCAGAAGAACCCTCTTACAAGGTTTGTATAAACAACCGAGTTAGCTTGGAAGGTCTTCAATAGATTGATTAGCTTTTCCATTTTTTTCCTTTTACGATTACCTTTTATAAATTTTATTATAACAGGTCTTACATACTTGAATCATTTTGGTTTCTGTAGAAGTTATATATTTTGCTTCTTCAAAACAATCTTTAATTTCACACTTATCTAAATCGGTCATTAATTTAATTACTTAGCCTTAATCTTTTCCCAGATTTTTTCATGAATATAATAAAATGACATCTCTACAAGCAAATATGAAATTGCCCCAATGCCAATATACTCCCATTCAGCTTCTCCTGTGAGAAGCTTAGTTACAATATAAAGTAATCCACCTACAAAGAATACATGTACAAATGGCCATGTGATTGATTTGTATATACTTTTCTTCTTTGGGTCGATCATGCTACTGAGTTACCCTTTGATCCCGCCGATTTCTTAGCTGGTGCCTTCTTGGCTGGTGCCTTCTTGGCTGGCGCCTTCTTGGCTGGTGCCTTCTTGGCTGGTGCCTTCTTGGCTGGTGCCTTCTTGGCTGGTGCCTTCTTAGCCGAAGTCTTAATTTCTTCTAGCATGGCTTCAACCTGAGATTCAACTGAATTGAATCCTAACCAATTTTTTAAATTCTTTAACATGATTCCTCTTTTTCTTTTAATTTTCTAATTACTAAACTCAAGACCTCTCTTGGTCTCCAGTCTGGCGGTATTTCTAAACTTTCCATATCTTTAATCAATTCACCTAAAACTTTTTTTTGTATTACGTGAAAGTGATCCCATTCATTATTTAATTGTACCATTATTAAAGATCATCCGCAATAGGATTATTTCTATCAGCATTTACTAGAAAACCTGTCCTTGGGCCAGGGGCCCAAACACGATGTGTTGTTTTTTTAGGGAAAAACAATAGGTCTCCCTCTTTTAACTCATAAGTTGTTGTTGAGTTTTTTCCTTTTATTTCCCAAAAAGAAGTACCAATTGATTGAAGGTAGCAAGCTGGCCAAGGGTCGCTATGCTCTCCTACAGATTTTTCTCCCAATGAAACTTTTATGCCTTCTGTGTGCCACAAAGCTCCGCAGGTACATCCTCTGGCATCCCATTCTTTATAATAATTACAATTTGAAAAGTCTGCATTAAAACCTGATTCTTTATTTATCTTAACTAAAAAATCTTTCATTTCAGGAAAATGTTCCCAGACTAATCCAGTTTGAGGAGCAAGCCACATAGGTTTTTGGGCTAAAATATTACCGTATGTGTCTACGCCTGGGCCCTGTTCCTTATTTTTTGATTCCAGGTCAGGGTTATTTATTTTTGTTTGATCGTATACAAAATCTAAAACATTTTGCCAAGTAAATTCTGTTTTAAAATAATCTTTAATCAAAACAGCTTCTTCATTTATGGCTGCTTCTTTAAATTCTAAAAGTAAATTCATATCAGTTTCCCTAATTAAGGGCAGTGGTTTCCCACTGCCCTTAAAATATTACTTAACTAGGGTTACCTTAGCTTTTGGGTTTTTTGCATTCCACTTTTTAGCAAGTGAGTTGAATGATGCCTTAATAGCCTTAAGGGCTGCAGCATTGTCTGCTGTCAGCTTAGCAATGGCTGCATCTTTAGCAAGTACGACTGCATCGTGTGCAGTCTTTGCATCAGCAAGTGCCTTAGCAGAAGCAGCCTTCTCAGCAGCAAGTGCTGCATCTGAAGCAGTCTTTGCATCTGCAAGTGCCTTAGCAGAAGCAGCCTTCTCAGCAGCGATTGCGGCATCCGAGGCAGCCTTAGCAGCAACTGCATCCGCAGCAGCCTTTACAACTGCAGCATCTGCAACTGCCTTAGCAGCAAGTGCTGCATCTTTTGCAGCCTTCTCAGCAGCAAGTTCTGATACTAGATCACGAACTGCAATCTCTGCGAATGGCGCTAGTACACGAGCAGGTAGACCAACTACATCGGTAGTGGTTGCATCTCCAGCAGTTGTTGGACTAAATGTGATTAGTGATCGTGTTCCAGCAGCTGGAAGCGTTGCCTTAAATGTTGCAACTCCAAAGTCTGAAAGAGTTGCACCAGTTGTTGCTGTTGCTGTATCCATAACTGCTGTAGCAGCAAACACTGTTGCAGTAATTGACTTACCAGACACCTTGTTGCCAAATACATCTGTTGCAGATACTGTAATATCTTGTCTTGTTCCTGCAGCGCCTGTAGCAGGAGCAGAAACTGTTAGATTATTAATAAGACCAGCAGTACCTTGAACATAGTATGTCAAAGTTACTGGGCCATTTGTGACCACAATTGTTCCAATTGCTGTTGTCTTTGTGTAGACATAAAATGTTGCTGTTGTTCCTGTACCAGTTGCAACTGTCAAGGATGATGATCCTGATGTTGCGCCTACTGGTGCAGCAGTTGAGTGTAGTGCAGATACGATTGTTGCATTTGTTGAAGTTGCAGTAACTGATGTTCCTGCTACTACTGTTGCTACGATCTGAACAACGTCTGTATTGTCAACAGTGTTGTCTGCAGGTACTGGACGTACGATTGCAGTCGTTAGCGCTGTTCCAGCAGTTGCTGGCGTGTCA